GGCAGTATAAAGATCTAATTAGACCCATCATACACTGTATATATAATGTTGGCTTTGATAGAGAAGCCTCAGAAACTCTGTAAAGATAACGGTCTTCGAAAATCCAAAAGGAAATACGTCTGATTCTAAAAAAGGTAAACTCTTAGCGCTACTAGACGTCCGGTCATTTAATGATTGACACATCAAGATTATTTATTTTAACAGAATAATCTTATCCTGTGGAGTTATTTGTAGCTCCAAAACTAATATATTTATAAGGCTATATTAGACCGATGTGCTTTATGTTGGGGTTGGATCAGTTGCTAATACATACACAGCTGGTACATGCAAAAACATAACTGGATTAAAATCTGCTCCAATACCTGCATAACTATATAAGCGACTATAATAAGTACCTGCTCCTTGAGCAATAAGGTCTGCTGAATACTGAACAGAAATCATATCTTCAGCTTGACCATCTACAATTTTAGGATTACTAATATTATTCACATTAGTACCCTGGAAAAAATATTGCGAATAGTTGGGAGCTATGGTTGACAATACAGGTTGAACTCGAGAATCAGTGTAAGCAACACCAGAAGCACCACTATAGGTATTATTATTAAAATATTGAGCCCATATACTAGTATCAGTAGTAGCAGCATGATTTGCCACTCCTATACTAGTGGTCTGATCAGATACATTAATTAGTCTAGTACAGCGTAAATCAGGTGTGGTCCATGTACCCTGTGCACTATCAGTGGCAGCATCAAAAAACCAGTTTACTGATCCTCTAATGCCCAAAAAAGATGCATAAACCCACGTCATTGGATGTAGTTTAGCATAACTAAACGGTGCACTTCCTGTCCCAACTTGTTTAGTTGCTGCTTGATTGCCATTAGGATCCCAGCCATAACTTGCTGGAAATCTAGACTGATTCTTATAAATCAGATTCATACCAGCATCAGTAAGGATAGAAGTATCTATAGTTGCCAAACTAGTACGACGAAGTATTTGTCTTAAAGTAACATAACCTTCACCAAAATTGGTTAAATAACGTTCTGGCTTTGGCTCTGACGGTTTTGAGAACACAACTTCTCGTTTCTCAACTGTAGTAATTGATGCTTGTGGTGCAAAAAGAGTATAGCGTGAATTATAGGTATCCCACTGAGTAGCAGGTCCAGCTAATTCAAAATTCTCTGCTGCCCTAGCAAAGACCATCATAGTAGCTGTGGCAGACGTAGAAGGTGCTGATAATTCATTCATTACCCGTATTGTTAACATGCCATTAGTCACATTATCGACATGTGTAAATGAGCCCAATGACCCATAATTCAAGTATGTTGTAGAAGTCTGAAATGGCAAAGTTCGAGACCATTCTGCTGGTTGCATATATGGTATCCTAACTTCAAAATCTTTTTCAGCACCAATATCAAATATTTCACTATATACTGCATTTGTCGAATCAGTTGTAATTACATTAGTGGAACCATGTCCTGTTGGGTCCCACGCTACACGAAGTCTACCTTTATGATATTGAGAGGCTATTAATTTGAAACGCAAAATTATGTCACCTCTCCAATATGAAAATAATTGAGTATAATATGCTAAAGGTGTAGCATAATACGTAGTTGCAAAAGTAGTATAAGTAGTTGTATCAGCCGCCAAGAAAACTGCAGGATTAAGAGCACAAGAAAATAATCCTGCCGCCTCACCAGAGGATTGTGCCCAAACAAATTGGCCTATATATGCTTCTTTAGTTACTAAGTATTGAATATTCAACTCATCCATATTTGATAATCCAATTGATGAATTATCTATAGTCAATTCATTTTTAGGATCAATAGACAACTTCTCTATTTGATACCCTATTTCAGAATTTGCAAAACCAGCTGAAACCACAGGTTTCAAACCATGAATATCACCAATTACTGGAGCATTTGTATATCCTAACGCAGCTGCTCCAGCTGCAATTGCTCTAGCACCCATTTCTGTTGCTGTAGCAAATGGTCCTATAATTGGCATACCAGTAAACCAATTGGCCAGAGCTGCCACTGCAGAGGCAGGTCCTGAAATTTGCCCTTCCTCACCATATTCATCAATATCTTTATTCTGTTGAATTTTGGATTTACGCAATCTACGCACTTTTGATTGAAAAGCTAAAGTTGTTGTAGCTCCTGAAAACTCCATATCTTCCGCCCAGCAAAAAGTATTAACCGTTACACCACTTGATGTAGCACCATTAGCTGATTGCAATGGAACCACTAAATTATATGACACAACTCCCATATTAGTGAACTCAGTAGAACCATTAACAACATTTAACCAATTCCTATTATATATAAATGGTAACTTTAACTCACCACCTTTGGCATCATGTGGGTTTATCCACAGATGTGGCAATTGTGTTAATAACGTAAATTGCTGATTATTATTACCATTGGGTATATTATTACCAAAAGGAGTTGTAGGTGTTGCTAATGAATTCTGCAATGGTGCATAAGATATTAGATAAGTACCATATAAAAAAGGTGTACCATTAACTGTAATCTTTAATTTTAAATTACACCGGATATAAGGTATATTATTTAATTTATAAGAATTCAATGCATTAGTGAAAAACAAATTCCATGGATTAATTTGATGATTTGTATTAATTGTGTCAGCAATATTCCATGTGTAACTATCTATTAATAATGGTCTATTGAACCAATTACCAAGCATAGAAGTTGAATCAGTTTGATCAAACACTGTCCTCATTGTAGCAGGAATAGTTGTAAAATCGCCAATATATTGATCAAAAAACTCCATAACGCCATCTTGTTCACCCTGTACATGTGCTGAAGGATCTACTTTATCAACTGTAGCTTCAGTTACATCAGCCTGTTCCACAAATTTATTATAATCGTCATTGATAAGCAATTCTAATTCAAAAATAAGTATATCTAAATTCTTATAATTTAAATATTTATTTCGTTTTCTTTTGGAACGCATTGATTGCAAAAGAGACATTAAACAAGATGCTTCAGCTACTTGACGTTTAAGTCTAGGTTTATCTAGAGGTAATTCATCAGTAGATTGCACTAATTTTTTAACTTTTACATCAGATATTAAATCCTCAAGCTCACTGATTAAACATTCAGTGCGCTCAGAATATAACATCTGTCCTGAACTCCGACTACGAGCATATTTTAAATGCTGTAGAAGTTCTCCTAATTGTTTGAATTGAAATTCTGGGGAAGGAGAAACAGACCCAACTTCAATTGTTTTTTCTTTTATATTTGTATTTTCGTGATTATGATTATTAAAACTTAAGGGTACATCACAGCCCACCTTAAACCTTGACTTTTTGAATGTAGACAAACAAACTACATCCCTAAATAGGGACTTTGGGGAACGCCCTTGTGTGTAACTAATAATTCCCACTCTACCTTGTTCAACAAAAGTCAACGTTGAAACAAAATCAGTAACTGAATTAATAGGAGGTGTTTTGGTTAAGACATCACCACACATGCCTTCTCTTTTTTTACATTTAACCCATGTATGGGAATAGTTTACATATTTACTATGTTCACACCACCTATTAAGGTGTGATTCATAGGGTTGGAAGGTCAGGGGTTCCAAATATGGTTCCAATGACGTATCCTTCACCAAATATTTGAAGTAATTAAGCTTTTGATTAAATATGATCTTACCATAATATGCATACTCACTAAGGGCATTACCTATTGCCACAACAGCATGCGATTTATCTTCAATGTGAGCTGAATTCATCCTCCAAAATAAAGATTTTGATATGCTGTGTAAATCTAATGGGCAAGAGTGCACACCTAATTCATTATTAAACATAAATTTGCGTTTTACAAAACTAGCTTTGAAAATATTTATATATGGTACTGATTCAGCCTCTTTATCATCCATAGTATAAATAATTCCTACTTTATGAAATATATTGGAAATGCTGGTGTGGTTAAACCAAGGCACACTACCACTGACACCCATTATATTATCATCTCCCATAGTTAATAGAGCTACATTTTGTCTAAATGTAGTGCATTCATTGTCTGGATTCAAATTTAAATAAGCACAACGCATATACAAGCTATTCTTAATACAATTTATGATTAGTGTTAAAGGGTTACCAGAAGGTAAACACCCTATAAACATTACCATAGTGCCCCAATAATCAACTACATTATATGTCGTATCAATTGCAACACACTCTATTATATCTAACATTTCTTGAGATGCACCGTGTTCTTTAGCATATCTTAATATTATATCAAAAGCAAATTTTAACGCTATAACATCATCAGCAGTATCATATCCAGCATAATCTCCAGCAACTATATTATTTTCACCAAACTGAGTTAAGTAGTCAAAAGCCACTTGCCACTCGTCAGACATACATTGCATTCCTGCGGCTGCCTCAAAACTATATGGGTTATTCTGAATAAGTCTACATGCCCATAGGGTAGCCATTCTAACAACTATAGTCCAAGGACCATTAGCACCAAAAAAAATACGTATCTTACCTAATGCATCTTTCTCTGGGGTTATAACTTCATCCTTCGGACTAGCAGAAAAAATAGGCCGAACTATAGTACGCTGACGGTAAGATTCTAATATTCTTTGTATCTCATCCAAAATTTCATCCTTAAATGTAAACTTAGTTAAAGGATCATTTGGGTCCAAGGGTACTTGGAAATATTTTTTGCTTTTCTTATATGGAAAACCCATACTAGTATTCCAATCTATGGAATTAACATGAGCCATTCCATCAATACCATTTATTGCTGTATGCAAATCATACAACATTGGACTTGTAGCATTTTGACCAAGACTGTTTATAACATCATTATAATATGCATCAGAAGCTTTTTTCATAATAGAAAAATCAAAATAATTAGCAGTTTGAACTCTTGACTTAAAGCCTAAAAACCATGGCTCCCAAGAATCTAATTTTGATGGAGTTGTTTTCTTACACAACCAACCATCATTCAATAACTTATCATGAATATAAGATTTAACTATGTTAGTTGTATACTTTGGTCTAGGCGCATCAATACCACATATTACCTTGGCTACACCTGATTCTACAAAATTAACTGGTGATTTAGCATGAATCTTACATGTTTTAACTTTATACCCTTGTTTACTAAGTATAATTGGTGATATTTCAATATATTGACCACGCAATTTTTTAATCGCAAAATTAACTTTGTCACGAGTTAAAGGGTAAGCACACGTATATTTATTTAGTCCTGCTCCATCACCTAGATAATGGAAACCTAATATAAGTGGTCCTAAATTGGACATCTTATACATAATGGAACCACAATCACCAAGTTTGGTCATTTTTTCAGATAGTCCCATATAAACATTAGCATGTTGACCATTAAACAAACCAACTCTCTTATATCTGACAGCTTGAATATTAATATCTATTATGGTACAATCTTCCTCATAACCTATATATTGTGCACTAAAACAACCATCAACTATATTGCGAGGCACTAGACCCACCAAGTTTTTACATGGATCAAAATTGGGTAAATACAACATAGTAAAATCACCCTCAACTTTTAATATTTGTTCTTCATTAACAGATATAGTTTTATTCACACTTACTGAAGTATTAATAGTATTATAAACCTTCATTTTAAACGGTGCTCGTGGTATGCTATGTGAATTACAAATATACATAAAATCACATATCCCAAACATATTTGCTTTATAAGAAACAAAACTATCTCCTTCATCTTTTATAATTTCAATTCTTTTCATATTGGTTATTAATAAATCACGAAATTCATTATCCGGCATTTTTGACCAAGATACAGTCAATGGTGATAATTCATAATTAGATAAGCTGTAGGATTCTTTTGGCCATGCATTAGGTCTTTCAAAATCATTCATACTTGGTTTTGTACCATATTCTTGTAGACTACATTTTTTCTTATCTGTTTGTAAAATCTGATTATTTACATTACTTGATTTAATAACTTTATAAATTGTATAACACATAGAAAAGCTAGCCAATATTAAACCTAATACTTTAATTTTACTTAATGTTGCTGAAGTGAATCCTATCTTATATTTGACTGTTTCAGCTAACAACTGAAAGGCACGTTTACGAAATAATTGATTATCACAGTTAAATACTGATAAACCAAACCAAATTTTAATTAATCTAAAACTGAACACAAAAGCAATAAATGACCATCTCGAGCAACAATAATCTATCATTAAAAATAGGTAAATATATAACACATCTATCAATGTGCTAAAACACCCAGATACATAAGGGGAGACTTTCACCTCTGGTTTTACAAATAAATTACATTTGATTTCCTCATAAATATCTTTAATCTTATTTGATCTATGTATAACAAAGTGAGAGCATTCTTTAAACAATTGATTTGAATATGATAAATTATCTATTAAAGATTGTAATTGGAATTTCTCACATGTACACAAATTAGAATACTTATTACATTTACAAACTAGACAACACAAGCACTTTTCAATTGGAACACCACATTCTTTACACAATGTGTTTACTCGTAAATTTGCAGTAAAATCCATAAATTTATTTTGAATAGCATCATGTTGTTTAGCTTGAAT